AGTTGTGTGCCTGGTGCGCGTGCAGCTTCGCCATGTCAGTCAAGCTGCCCACGTGCACCGAGACCACGGTGGCGTGTGTAAGGGACTTCAGGGTTCTCGCATCTATCAATTCCAAACGACTCCCAACCACGCACTTTTCTGACCATCCCTTTCCAAGCCGGAAAGTGGCAAAGTCCCCAGCTAGTCCTCTTCTTGGGTATCCAAACTTAAGCTGCAACATTCGTTTTCCATGTCTTCAAATTGACAATGTTCCATATAACTGACTGCGACACTCCAAACAACTTTGCCGCAACCCGTTGAGACATACTCTTGTCGGCGCACATGCGCCGAATTTCCACTACCTGCTCCCAGTTCAATTTGGCAGAAGGGCTACTTTCCCCGGAGTGAATTTTTGACAACTTTTCTCTTGTCTCCTGACTGACTTTTTTGCCGCGCTTTGATGCAGCTAATTTTTCTCGTCGCTCGTCAGTCCACGCCACCATGTGCGACCCGGCAAGAGCCTTAATTGCGAGCGACTGCCTTTCCTTCGTTGATTCTGAGGCTGTTCTACCTAAATTTGCTTGACCAATTTTTCTGGCAGTCTCTACGCTTCTAACCCTTAATTTCATAAGTGCCGACAGCTTCTCTTTCGTGTCATCACTTGTTACTCTGCCGAGAGAGGCATCGCCAATTTTTCTTCGCGTTTCATCAGAAACAGAACCGCGCCCCCTTCCGCCAAGTGCCACGTTGTAACCGTGCGGAGATATTGAGTTGTGTCGTTCGATCCAGTAACACTCTGCGCTATCAAGCTGTTCTTGAGTTGGACAAATTTCGATCACCTTCCATGTGAAGGAATTCCACCCATGTTTTCGTATAGCTCTAGCAATTGCCATATCAGACCTGTTGCCGCCTTTCGATGCAGCGGCATATTGATGAGATTTCATTCTGTCAAGTGGGCGCCTGACAGTTTGACCCACGTAGCATTTGCCATTGACTTGATTTTTTATTAGATAGATATACATAAGTCCATCCTAATGGAGCCAATGGCAAAGTCAATCCACAACAGAACCGGGCGCATACTTTTCAGCAGCGCCCTTTCCAAGTCGGAATGTGTTGAACTCGCCGGTCAGACCCCGGCGCGGGTACGAAAATGAAAGGGTCATCCTTTCATAATAGTGACCGTGTTCAAGCCATTAGCAGCTTGATCAGTTCCGGTTGCAACTTTTCGTCTTGAATCTTGGCGCTCAGTGCTGCGGGGTAGTATTTCTTGCCATCCCACACCACGTAGTTGCCTTCCTTCTTGAGCTTGTCAACGCCAACCAAGTGCTCGATCAAGCCAAGGGTCGTATCGAAGTGGGCACGGCCTTCCTCGTCGTACACCAGGCGCAGATCGGTTGACTGGAACGGGCGCGAGACCTTGTTCTTCTTGGTCTCCATCCCGATCAAGCGACCCAGGAACTCTTTGTCGCCCGATGCGTCCTTGCCCATGATCTTCTTGGCACCCAGAGCGATACGCACCGAGGCGTAGAACTCCATTGCCACACCGCCGGGAGTCGTTGTCGGGTCGCCATAGACCACACCGGGCTTGGTGCGGATCTGATTGAGGTAGATCGCCGTCACTTCAAACTCGCCAACGTGCTGGTTGACAGACTTCAAGGTGGTGGACGAAACCCGTGCCAGCGCAGTTGTGTCGTTCATGGTGTATTCGTCGATTTCCTTTTCAGCCATCGACTTGGGGACAGCAGCGGCAACTGAGTCAAACACCACCACAATCGGGGCGTCTTCCGCAATGTGCTTGCCCTTGCGAACAGTCTCGGCCACTTTCAAGGCAGCGGTATTGCCCTCTTCCCAAGTTTTGGACCGCTTGTAGATGAACTTGGGGAAAGTGGTGTCCAGACCCATTTCTTCCGCGAACTTGGCATTGAAGGCGCGCTCCCAATCAATGAAGATGGCGATACCACCGGCGCGCTGTGCGGAGATCATCGCTTGGGTTGCCAGCAGGGTCTTGCCCGAGGCAGACGGCCCATAGATTTCAATGATGCGGCCGCCCGGCAGACCACGGGTGTAGTCACCGGAGAGAATCTTGTTCAGGGGCGGGTAGCCCATGTCCAACCAATGCTTCGGCTGCGTTTCAATGTCGTTCTCGCCAACTGCGGTGAGAAGGGCTTTCGCCAGTGCTTCCATGCTCATATTGTTTCCTTGATGTATTGCGGATTAAAAGTCTTCAGGATCATGTTGAGTTCCCGAAGAATGCTGGCAAATGCCAGGCGTTGACAGAGAGCCTCAAATTTCTCAGGGCTGAAGGCACCGGGATTGATGATCAATTCCCCGGCTCCTGGCTTGCGCGAGAGCGACCAGTCCATCAGCTTGACGTTGCGCTCGAAGACAGCGCGACCTTCCGGGCTTGCCAGGAATGTCTCAGGATGCACACGGGTTGCCTTGGGGCCGCTGACCTTGGGCGTATGCGTCCCTGAGTCAACTGCCGCAAAGAAGCTGCTCACATCCTTCCACTGCGCCATAAATACCTGCGCACCCTTCTCGCCCATCCACGGGATGCCCGGCACGTTGTCAGAACTGTCGCCCTGCAACGCCTTGCCATGCACGAACGATTCAGGCGAGAAGTACCCGGTGAAGTCCAGAAAGTTGTCGGTGTCGCATTTCCTGTCCCGGATCGGGTCAAACCATGTGACGTTTTCGCCAACCATCTGCAGCCAGTCCTTGTCACCGGAGACCATCGTCACCGAGCGGCCCTGTGCCACCAGGCGTGGAATCAGGTGACCGGCCAGATCGTCGGCCTCAAGCAGCGGAGAGCGCATTTGACGCACCCCCAACAACTCAAGGCTTTTCTCGATGAATGGTGTCTGACGTTTGAAGGCGGCTTTGTCGGCTGCCTGTTCTTCGTCAAGTGCCTTGCGGTTGCCCTTGTACTCCGGGAACAGGTCAAGTCTGAACTGCGCCTTTCCGTCCCAAAGTACCAGCAGCTCCTTTTGACCCGGCGTGGTCTTCAAAAGCGCGTGTAAGGACTTCAACGTACCAAAGATGGCCTGAACCTGCATGCCCCCGACAGTCAGTTTCGTGCCATTGTGGTTCGCGTGGGCAATCGAATTGCCATCAACCAGCAAGATGTGCTTCGCCATAATTCCCTCTGAGAAAAAATTGGGGTGAGCCGAAGCCCACCCCGGAGGTCATCAGACGATGAATCAGGCCAAGTTTGCGAGCAGATCGTCCAACTCGTCATCACCCGTGCTGACAGCGGCGACTGCAGCAGCAGAGGCAGCGAGCACTGGCGAAGCAGCTTTTGCAGGCTTCACTGGCACGTCGCTCACATCAGGAGCAGCGGCGACAGGTGCAGCAATGGCTTTCTTGGGCGGTGTAGCGGCGGCATACGGGTCATCAGCTTCTTCCAGGGCGGCTGCGCCCTTGAATGGGATGGCACGTGCGGTTGAAGGGGCAGCAAGCAGACCGGAGACCGAGCGCACCTGATTCAAGGCACGCAATTGGTCTTCGCTCGACTCTTGAGCCACGTACTCGTCCAGGTCATGCAACTTGGAACCAGCACCGGACGGCAGAGGCATGGTCTTCGCAGCCACTTGCACGGTGTACTTGGTCTTCAAGCCTTCGCCTTCGCGGGTGATCAGCAAGTCTTTGCCCTTGGACAGATCAAAAAGCGACTCTTCAGCCTCTTCCCATTCTTTGGCAATGTTGATGATCATGGTGAACGCGGTAGGCGGCAGTTCAAGAATCTGAACTTCACCACGGGTGGCTTCAGGGCCGTCCAGGTGAATCGCGTTGACCAGGATGCGGCCAGAGCTACGTGCGTCTTTCAAAATGTCCATCGTGGAGTCGTCAGTCGCGGCCTTGATGCCCTGACTGATGGCGTCACACACAGGGCAGTCTTTGCCGAAGGTCTTCGCGGTGCACATGTAAACGGCCTTCAGTTCTTTGGCTTCGTTCTTGACGAAGTGCTGACCGAAGTCATGCCAGAACTGTTGGTTCGCACCGCGCCATGACGGAAGAATGCGGTAGCGGCCAGTGCCCGGAGCGGGCTTGATGGTCTTGCGGCGGTTACCCGCGGCGAGTTGCTGTTTCTTGGCGTTAATCAGATCGAGAAGGGAGGACATAGTAGTCTTTCAGTTTTGGAGTTTGGGTTGGTTGCGACCTTGCGATCACACCCGTATTATAGTGCGAAGATCAGTCATTACTGACTGCCTCACGATGGCAATTTAAGCAGCCGCTTTGGTTGCCATCAGCTCAAGCAAACGAGACTTATTGGTCTCATTGGCGACCACGCGCAGCGGCCCTGCTTGTTCACGTGCGGCATCCCGCGCGATCTGAAGCAGCATGTCCCGGCGTTGATCAAAGCTGCGTTCTGCAGCCTGGGCCAAACCGTGTTCGCTCCGGGCATTGATCACCCGCATGGATGCGGCGCGGTAGCGCGGGTCAGTCACCACGGCAGAGCGAATCTGGACCTCGGTGGTCTTGGGGTTCTCTTCCTTCAGGATGACGCGGTGCTGCGAGTCCAGTTGCGACTCGGTGATCTCCAACGCCTTCTCAGCAATCTCGTACTGACGCCTGGCACGGATGGATTTCATCGCGTACATGGCGTACTTCTGAGTTTGTTGCTGCATTTCCGTTGAAATATCAGTCATGTTGATTGCCACGTCTGCCTTGAATTCGTCAGGGTTGACGTATTCAGACAGAGGCGCGACTTCGTGGTCGGTTGCCATAGTTTCCTTTCGTAAAAACGCAAGTCATTGCTGACTGATTATAGTAACCTCAACTCAGGAGTTCGCCCAATCTCTCGAACGTGGACTCAATCAGTTTGAGGTTGCCGGGGTTATGAAACAGGGTGGCCGGGTTGATACCGAACACCACCGTCGCATCCAGATCGGAACGGTAGATGACCTTGCCTGCAAGGTCTGCTCCCGTGCCTTTGATGCCTGGACTGAACCAGCGCACCGAATTTGTGCCCATCGCAATGATCACGGGCGGTTTGAGGATCTCAATTTCTTTCTTGAGCCATTCCCCACACCCGTTGATCTGCTCGTTGGTGAGCGCCTTCTGTTCTTTGGGCTTGCAGGACTTCACCAGCGCGGTGTAGTAGCCATCAGCGGCCTTTAAGCCCACGCCCTTGAGCGCTGCCTTGATCACATCGCCGCCGTCGCCCTCAAGCATCTTGCCAGCGCGTTCTTCTTTCCAGTTCGGGTTGTCGAATACTAGAAGAAATTTTGGCTTATCGCCCATGCGTGGCAGCGGGTGCGGTGCACCACCGAGTGAGCACCCGGAGCAGCCGCGAATCTCTTCGATCAGGCTGGTGATCTTGATCTTTGCCAGGTGTTCCACATTGAGCACCCGATCAGGTTTCACCATGTCCACCGTGAACCCCGGACACAGTTCAATGCGGTCTTTGAGCCTGTCAGGGTGCGTGGGTGCAACCCCTGCCCCATCGAGCGCATAGAAGGCACCCACCCTGCCGAGCTTCTCCCGCGCTGCCACCGTGACCTTGACACCACCGAGCACGATCTTTTGGGTTGCCGGGTCAATCCCGGAAACGTCCTTGAACCGCCCGCCAGCGTGGGCGCGTAACTTCATGATGGCCGACGCCACGTTGGAGCTGATGCCCTTGATGGCCTGGAACGGTGCGTAGAGCTTGTCTTCGCCAGCGATTTCGATGCGGTTGGAGCTTTCATTCAGGTCGGGCGGCAGCACATGCAGCTTTTTCGACTGCGCGTCTGCCACCAGGCCGGTCAACTGGTCTTCCTTCTCGATCACCGTCATGGCTGCAGCAAAGAACTCGGCTGGGTAGTACACCTTGAGCCACATGGTCACCCATGAAATCAGTGAATACTCTGCCGCGTGTGAGAGGTTAAAAGAATAGGCGGCAAAACCCTCAAGGTCTGACCAGTATTTTTCAGCCACCCACTGTGCCATTCCGTCGTTGAGTGGAGTGATGGATTTAATTTTCATATAAGACTTTCAAAATTGATCCGCATCTTTGTGAGCCAGTCAATTTGCTCGGAACGGGTACTGCACTCGCCCCGATAAATTGCACCGTGTAATGTTGAATGATCACTGTCGGAAAGCACCAAAAGGTTCTCTGGCGAGTTGTTCAACTCCACGCGGTCAATATGATGGACATGCTCAGTTGACAACAAGGTTCTTTTAAGGGCGTCTTCGGCAACCTTGCGATGGATGTACATGCGGCGGCCATCAAAGGTTCCTCGACCCTCCTGGTAAGCCCCTGATCTTGTCGTTCCGTCTTTCCAACGATTGCTTTTGTCGCCAGTCAAGCCCATCTTGGCATCTGCCATCTTGATGCGCGTTTCAGGTTTAGCAAAACCGTCACGCATTGCCTTAACAATCGTCGCAACACGTTCGTCCATTTCTGGAGTCAGTCCTTTATTCCATGCCGGCCTTCCGTGCATAGGATTCATTTCGCCCTCTTTAGTGAGTGCCATCCACGCAACCCGCGAATCTGTGTCTTTTGTCAGTCCAGAGTTCCACGATGGACGCTTAATGACTCCGCGACGAAAGACTTTCCAGTCTCTCCGGCGCTTCATTACGTTACCCACCGAACAGCCAACCTCTGCGGCTATTTCCTCAAGAGTTGCCTCATCTTCTACCCACCGCTTGCGAAGGTATTCAGGCGTCAGAAGTGGAAATTTATTCTTAGTCATACGTTCGATTATAGTCAGTGCTGACTGCCTATGTAAAGGAAAGTACGTCTGCGTTTGCCGCAAGTGCCTCGTCAATGGTGCGAAGTTTTCCGTCTGCACAACGTAGCTTTTTAAGCCGGTGAACTTCAACTTTTGTTCCATCCTCAAGTTCAACTTCGGCATACCCTGCTACGGCCCCTGCGACAAATTGACCACCAAGTTCAGCCATCTTTTCAGCGTCCTTCTTCCCGATGGCTTTTCTTACGAGGTCGGCTTCTCCCGGAGTGAATCCTGCAATAACTTGAGCCACTTTCATAGTCTGCTCTTGGTACGCCATCACACCTAGCGTCTTTTCCAAAATAGGGACAAGACGAGGATGCTCGTAGTACGGCTTGGTCACACCCTGCTTGACCTGGACGTAGCGGTCACACAGTCCCGCATCGAGCGGACCAGGACGAAACAGCGCGGTTGCGGCGCACAGGTCATTGAAGTCAAGGCGACCGCCCTCTGCCATTTCCCGCAGGAGTTTGCGCATCCCGGCCCCGGTGAACTGGAACACCCCCACTGTGTCGCCCTTACCGAAGGCGTTAAGCACCCGAACATCGTCCAGTGGCAGATCAAGCGTGTTGACGCGCTTGTGATGCCGCTCCCAAATGTAGGTCAAGGCACAGTCAATCAGGTCAAGCGTGTTCAGGCCCAAAACGTCGATCTTGATCAGACCGAAGTTCTCCACCTGGCGTTTGTCCCACTGAATCACCGGGAGTTCGCCGCGGGTGGAGACCACCGAGCGGTTCACCACGGGTTCACCGGCGACCACAATACCGGCGGCGTGTTGCGACAGGGAGCGGTTGGCGCCCTCAAGCCGCAGGGCATAGTCCCAAAGCACTGGCCGCTCGTTCTTGAATTTCTCAATGTCAGGCACCCGCTCGGCCGATTCGGTCAGACTGACGGACACACCGTGGTCTTTCTCCATTTGCTTGGAGCAGGCGTACTCCCACGGGTCAAGCCCGTGAAGCCGCGCGGTGTCGCGCAGCGCTGACGCAGGGCCAAGGGTTGAGAAGTTGACGATGCCGGCCACGTTCTCGCGCCCGTATTTGTTGATGATGTAGTCCACCACCATGTGCCGCTTGCCCGACATAAAGTCCAAGTCAGCATCAGGCAAGTCGGTACGGTCTGGATTGATGAATCGCTCAAACAGCAAGTCAAAGCGGATCGGATCAATGTCAGTTATCCCCATGAGATAAGCAACCAGGCTGCCGCCCACCGAACCGCGACCGGGGCCGACCAGGACACCGTTGTCTTTGGCCCAATTCACAATGTCTTGCACCAACAGGAAGTACCCCGAGAAGCCCATCTTTTTCAGGACACCCAACTCAAATTTCAGGCGCTCCCGGTACGGGTCCATGTTCGTGGGGTCAGGGCGATGGCCCCAGACCTTTGTTGCAAAGCGCTTCTTCCAGCCCACCCCTACCGCAGCCATCAGTGCTGCAAACTCGTCTTCAGCCATCTTGGGCATGCAGGGGGCCAGCTTGACGAACTTGTACTGGCACTTGTCGGCAAGCGCCCCAATGTTCCTCAGTGCAGCGGTCGGGAAAATGTCAGTGCCGCAGCGGTGAAAGGCGTCTTTGGCTTCGATTGCCAGGCGCAGCGGCTCCAACATGCACAGGTCGCGCATGTAAGGGCGCGGCAGGAACATCGAATCGACTTGCGTATTGGTTGAAATGGCACGCAGCACGTCGGTTGCGTTGGCGTCTTCCGGTGTGGCGTAGAAGGCCGGCCGGGTGACGATGGTGTTCAGCGCATTGGCGCGGTGCAGCGCAATCGTATTCAGGCGGTCAAACAGCGGGGTCTTGATCGCCACCAGCTCGATGTACAAGTCTTCGCCAAACTTGTCTTGCAGCTTGGTGCAGATCGCCAGTGCGTCAGGGTTACCCCAAAGCCCGTTAATGTCGCCAGTGGTGACCACCACATCTTCCAGCGCGAGAATGTCTTCCAGCCCCAGGCGCGGTGAGTAGTAGAAGTGTTCCGGTGACAGGGATTTGGTCAGCGCTGCAAATATGGACTTGAAGCCATGTTCGTTCTTGGCATACACCTTGAGGCGATACGCACCATTGGGGCGGTCCTTGAGCTTGGCCGTGGGGTCGTTCACCACGTTGAGCGTGACCCCGGCAATCGGGGTGATTCCCGCTTTGGCGCACTTGTCGCTGAAAGTCGGGAAGGCAGACACGCTCATGTAGTCCACCAGTGCCACGTGGGTTACCCCCTTGGCCTTTGCCTGGTCAATGATCTTACCGATCTGAAAGCTCGACTCTCCAAGGGAGTAGTCGGAGCGCACTGAGAGCGCAACTTGAAGTGGATTCACACGTTTTCCCTCTTAATTTCTGACACCCTGATGGTCTCTCGATCAGTTCGGATGCAGTTCAAATTTCCCAAATCGTTCAGTGGCAAGTCGCCCTGCGGCAAAGATTGAAATCCCGACCGATGCCTGTACCCGTGCGCTGGCGGGACTGAGGTCAAGTGACTCGGACAGTGCCAACACCAAGTTGTCACGTTCGATGCCACCTTTGATCAGCTTGGCGCAGAACACCCGGAGCCAACCCTTGCTGGCTGGGTTTCTCCCGGCGCGCATTTCAGTCTTGGCGAACTGGAACCAACCGCGCTCCTGCAGGCGTTTGACCTGGCTTGCCACCTTCTTGGGTAGCAGGGCAATGTCATCCAACTGCGCTTGCGTCAGCACCAATCGGCTAACCCCACGGGTACTTGCCACGATCAGCGGTGCTACCTTGCCCTCGACCCGGTGCACTGGCATGCTTGTGAGGGCTTGCCGAGTGAGGGTCAGAACCTGGCGCTCCCGCTTGATCAGCGGGGTTTCGTTCATTTCTGCCAAGAGTGCGAAAGCGTTTACAACACAAGTGCCAGCAAACGAGCAAGCCCGGCACGAGGCCGAGCAAGCACTGACTGCAGTAGGCAGTCCATGACATGCTGGTTGTTCAAATCGCACTACCAGGCCACTCCAAATTTCTTCAACAGTTCCAGCTTGACTTGCTTCAATTCACTGCCTGTGACTTGGTAGCGCAAGGCGATTTCACGCAGCTTGGGTGGCTTTTGCGGGTCAGTCTCGGAGCGACGTTCTGAAGCCATCAGGCCGGCCACCAGGCGGCGCGCGCCGGGTGACAGAGAACGCAGGTTCTCCGACAAGGTTTCCTTCTTGATGAGGCGCGCTTCAGGCAGGTCCATTTCGCTGCACTCAATGCCATTCAGACGCTCAAGCGGATCACATACGTCGCCATCAAGGTTCAGCACGGCGTCGTCGTAGGAGGTCATGCCCATTTCCGCGCGATCACGTTCCATCTTTCTGATGGCGGCGTTGAACCCACGCAAGCAGGCATAGGTGCAGTAGGTGGAGAACCGGGCGCCGCCTTCGGGCTTCCAGTAGCGTTTGGCTTGCAGGTAACCCATGTGCATTTCCTGATGCACGTCGTCAAAGTCCATGCTCAAGACCATCGCCTGAACTCGGGCGTGGCACTTTGCGGCGAGATTGCGCAGCAGGGGCGCCACTGAGTCAAGTGATCCATCGTCAGCGAAACGGTCGTTCTTTTCCTGTCTTTCGCGGGGGATGGCGATTGCAATTGCAGTTGTCATGGCGTATCCCTTATGCAAACACGCGCTGTGCCAACTGAGAGGCGGACTCGCGGTCGGTGGAGGACAGACGGTTGATGAACGCCTTCTCCAGACCGATGCGGTAGTTGCTGCGAGCCACCCCGATTTGTGCGGCGTAGATCAGCGAACGCGGCGAGATTGGGTTACCCAAGCGGCCACCGTCAAACTCAGAGCGAACCCGCCCGGCAAAGTCCACCAGCTTCTCAGCATCCTTGAGTGGAATGTTCGACTGCTTGCTGACCAGCATGGCTTCGAGCTTCTTGTCCATGTAGGGCATTTGCTCGACCACGCCAAAGCGCTCGTAGTTCGCGGCGTTTTGCAGGGTTGTCCCTTGGTACAAGCCTGATTCGTCACCCTGCCCGTTGGTGTTGCCGGTGGCACAGAATGCGAAGTTCGGGTGTGGGCGGATCACGCGGTTTTCAGCGTCAGCTTCCTTGATCACCAGCGGCTTGCGCTCAAGCACTGCCTGATAGACCGAGGTCACTTCCGGGCGACCAAAGTCATATTCGTCAGCCATGTACAACCAACCAAACTTCATGGCGAGTGCCAGCGGGCCGAGTTCAAAGTGGGTGCGCCCATCGCGCAGACGCCACCCGCCGACAACGTGCTCTTCTTCCATGTTCGCGGTGTGTTGAACCCGCAGCATGGGGCGCCGGGTACGCGCGGCGATCTGTTCAAAGATCGTGGTTTTGCCCGTACCGGCATGGCCCCAGAGGTACACCGGAATCTTCATTTCAATTCCCATCATCAGGGTCTTGAGAATGTCCAGGTTGTAAACGTAGTTGGGGTCCACGTCCGGCACCATGTTGGCGTACTGCTCAGTGTTGGCAAGCACCGTGATCGGGATTGGGCGGCCAGAACTGCTCATGGCAGCGGCACCCGAACCCAAACCAAACACCGTGTGGAACGGCTCGGTGGTTCTGTCGGCGGCTGGTGAGTCAGTGATGACTGATGCAGCAGCCGCAGCAGCGGCCTTCGAGCGCTTCAATTCCTCGACCTTCACCCGAGCCAGCTCACTGAGCACCGGCGCATCAGGGTACTTGGCCTGATACTGCTCAAGGCTCATACCAAGGTCAGCGTGTTCGCGCGCCAAGTGATGTTGAATGGAGTGAACGAGTGCGCCGCATTCTTCGCACTTGATGCGAGAGTCCGTTGCTGTGGTTTCCGTTGTCATAAATGCCCCTTAAAAGATAAAAAGTAAATCAATTCCCGATAAATGAATTGTGAGTGACTTGTCTTGGACTGTAGCACAATAACTCAGCGGTGACTGACTACGCCAACAATAATTTTGTCAACTCAGCCATTGCCTGTGTGGGCAGGGTTTCCAGGTCGTTCAGCACCAAGTGTTTCGGATAGAACGCTTTGACGGAGGCTGTCTGAATGCCAATCCCGATCACTTCCACGCCCGACTTGGTGACTTCCTTAACAGTCTTTTTCAGGTGTGCGCCAAGACCCTTCCCGGCAGCGCAGCAGGGTTCGCCATCAGACAGCACAATCATCACGTGGCGCTCCGCGTGAATCTGTTTC